AAATGACCCAAAATTTCATAATTTTTGGAGAAAAAGTGGTATTTCTCATGATAAACATTATCCTGAAGAAGAAAAAATTGATTCTAAAAATAGAAAATCAGTGAATTTTAACCATTCTATTTGTGTTGATCATATTTTTAATATATTATCAGCCACACAAGATTTAGAGACAACTTTTAAGGAAGATAAATATCTTTGGGATAATTATGATAATGATTCAGAGTTTGCTACCAATATGAAGAAATCATATGATAATTATTCCAAACCAACTTTTGATTTACTTTCAAAGACAAATTGTTATAGATATATGAAATATAGTCACTTGATTGCAAAACAATTGATGCATTTCCAATTATTAAATATGTCTGATAAGATGTTTGGACTATTTAATTGTGGTTTACCAAATTTTCTAATCATAACAGCTGGTTGTTATAATAAATTAACTTCTGAAAATGGTAAACCCTTTCTACAAATTTTTATAACAAAGAAACCAGAAAATTATAATTATTTTTATGGTAAATTGTATAAATATAAATTGAAAGATGGTAACTGGTTGATTATAACAAATTGGAGAAGGTTGCCTGTTTTCAAAATAACACATATTAGAGATTCCTATTACTCAACTTTGTCAAGTACAATGAATAGTGTGCTGTCTGCTAATGATTCTTTGACATACACAGCAGAAAAAATCATAAATAATTATGTTTTAAGATCAATAATTTCCTGTACAACATCTCAAAAAATTGCAGAACATTTGATGGACATAAGATATGCTTACATGTCTGCCTTCTCTTCCCACACAAATATAGAAAAATTATTGTTGGAGAAATATGAACCACCATATACTACTGTGTTTGATACTTGGTTAATTTTAAGAACATTAACAAAATTACCAGAAATATATGATTCAGTTATTCAACAGGGTTCTATAAAGATAAGAATTCCAAAATTTATTGGTAAAAGAAGAGAATTATCTAGTTTGGGGGGAAATTTATTAATACCATCTTTGTGGGGTGATTATAAACTAATGGAGGCACAGGAAATATTAGATGAAGCTTTTGTTTATGTTCATACAATGAAGGAACCATCAAATCTTTATCATGAAGAAGTTAAAGCAGTCAAAACAATTTTAAAATTTCAGAAACAGTTTGATTCCTTGTCATATAAGAGGAAAAATGGTTTGTTGAAACCTTGTGATCTAAAAGATTTTTTATTAGATGAAAATATAATTGGTTGTTGTGCCCCTATTATTTATAATTCAACAAAAAAAACAATTGAGATTGAAAAACCAAATTTTAAAAAATATGTTGATTCTATAAACGACGAATCAATTTCAGAAATATTAAGTACAAAAGCTGTTATTCATGATTTAGATAGATCATTGATGATCAGTGAAATCACAAAAAAAGAGATAAAAAAAATAAAGATGAGGTATAAATTAATCCATGGGAAAGAGTTAATATTGGAAGATGAAAATAAGTTATCATCATATTACTATAAATCAAATTCAAAATATTATTCAGATAAAAAACCAAGACAAAAAGTTATGGAAACTATTTTAGATTTGATGATGGAAAAAAGATTCGATAGAACAATTAATTTGGCAAATTGGTTCATTTCAGAAGAAAAAGGAAATGTTTTGGCAGATATATGTATAAAATCTCAATATGGTTCTAAGAGAGAATTTTATGTTATAAATGTTGGGGCAAAAGCATTGGCTAGATGTTGTGAAAATTTTTTTAAAGATTTGTGTAAAAATTCTCCAAATGAAGCAATTTCAATTCCTGGTGATATCAAATTAATTAAAATGCAAGAAATGTTAGATAATGCCTATTTTAC